CGCAGAAGAGCAACAAACAGTTTAAAGGACTACTTTAATAAAACTCTGATACCTATGGTAGTAGAAGAACTTGGAGACGACAACGGCGTCTATGAAACTGACACTGCTAGATACAAACTGTACGAGACCTTTGGTCCTGTAGCAGTTATTGACGAAGATAGAATACCAGATGATTATAAAGTAGTTAAAATGACAGAATCTATTGACAAGAAGAAAGCTAGAAAAGACCTCACGCAAGGTGTTGACATACCCGGATTCTTTATAGAAAAAGTAAAAAGGGTTAAACGCTCGTGACTCCTATTATAGATATATTCTTTCCAGCAAACGGTATCTGCATAACTATCATTAACCTATTTCAAGTATCACTGACGTTTCAAAATGACTCAGTAGAATTACAGGTAGGTTTCTGGAAGTTTGGAGGTATCATAACCTTAATTAAATCGGAGGATAACCTATGCCACGTAACGCAAGAAGTCAAAAAACAGTAATATTAGAGTTATTAGAACAAGGTGTAGCAGTTACACCAATGATGGCATTGAATAGATGTGGTTGCTTTAGATTAGCGGCTGTTATAAATTCATTGCGAACGGACGGACATAACATTAAAACTAACCGTGTTAAGTCCCATACAGGAAATAAATACGCAGAGTACACTTTAGTACAAGCGTAATAACCATAAGGAGAGTCTCACCGCATCGAGGCTCTCCTTTTTAATCTACGGGGGTAGAAATGATGAAACACTACTTTGACGCTATGATGGAAAATACAGTACCTTTCCTATTAGCGTGGGAAGCTTACGTATTTTTTATGTTAATATTCTTTATTAGCATAGTCTACAGATTAGCTAGAATAGAAAAGAAACTTAATAGACTACTAAGGAAGAAGAATGGCACTAAGAGATTCTACGCTAGGTCCACCAAATAAAGAAGAGTTTAAAAAAGTATTAGAACCTATACACAAAACATATTGGCAAAAAGCATACAAAAAACTAGCCTCAAAGATGAGTTCTCTAAAGAGTTCTCTCAAACGGCGTAGTGAACAATACGAAGTAAAGTTCGACATAGATGCCGCCGATATACGTGTTATGTTTTATACTAGTTACGGCAAAGGTTGTAAATACTGTGACAAACAGCTTACATTTAGAACCATAGCTTGTGACCACATAATTCCTCTTACAAAGGGTGGACCATCAAACAAAAAAAACTTACAACTTATTTGTAAGACGTGTAATACTCGTAAAGGACCACTTAATGAAAAAGACTTTACGTTATTAATACAATTAATAGGAGACTTACCAGAAGAACTAAGTCTTTACGTAATGAAAAAACTAGCCAAAGGAGGGCGATATTAATGAAAGAGAAAATAAAACTATACACGATAAAAGAACTGTTAGAACCATTGACCGATGAGCAAAAGAAAGAATTTAAAAGTTTAGAAGCATCATACAGAAGAGGTTATCTTCACGGATACAGTGAGTGTATAGACAATCACCATTATGTAGGTGCTGGTGTACAAGATATAACTTATTTCTTTAATAAGATTCTTACGCCTTGGAGATACTTTAAGGATAAGAAATCAAAAAGTAAAATAATGGTATTGCCACCAGAGTTTGATATGGAAAAGTATTATAACAGTGAGTACCGTGATGAATCAGACTAAAAAGTTAATGTCGGCTCGTAAACGAAGGGCTCTAATAAACTGGGTAGATAACCACGCTAAGAAAGTGTTTAAACCTAGAAAGCCTATTGAACCCAGCATTAAAATAAAAGTAGGGATGGAGTATAAAGATGGAAGTAAATAATAAAATAATCGACTTAATAAAAAAGAGATTAGACAAAGGTCAAAAAGAATATAATATGCAAGTACCTATAAGGCGTGAACGTGGGTTAACTAATCTACAAGAAGCCATAGATGAGGTACTAGACACAGTTGTATATCTTACAGCATACTTATTAGAACTAGAGGCAGACGCACAGGAAAAGAAACCAGTGACAATAGGACCTAATAAGATGCGTATTATATTAAGAGCATTACACGAAGCACATAGTGAAGCATATAGAGAAAATGCTATGCACAGTGCAAATGAAATAATGGAGCTTATAGACGTATTAAAGAAAGGTAGTAAGTGGACCCACGAAGACGATAAACGTATTGGTCAAACAGATAATCCTATCAATAAAATACACGATGTAAGCCCACACGACCCGGGAGATGAAAACGACAATCCATTGACTGCACCAAGTAAGTGCATACCGGGTAGTAATTGTGACTAAAGAAATAGAGAGTCTCACGTTTGTCTGAGTTTGTAACCTAACGGTTGCTCAGTGAGGAAAATAAAAGTAGCAATAATGGACATAAATGTGAGGAAGAACCTCATTCCTAGCAAAATTATTATTCCAAAAAGAAGAAAGAATGGCAAATGAAAAAATGGTTGGCTACCGAGACTCTTTAGACATAGTAAGGTCCCTGACCGAAGTATGATAGGTATACACAGAAGTTCTTTTCACGGCAGTGTTTATCTTCGCAGTATATCGGATAGTAGGAGGGGACCTTACTCAATTAAGGAGACAGTATGACAAAAACTGAAATAAAGAAAGCATTCAAGGAACACGGTATCCAGCTAGGTGCTGGTGCAATGGACCAAGTAATGTACGAGTTAAAGTGTGTGGTTAATAGAATGGCAAAGCGTTGTCAAGATGGTAATCTAAAGAGACTTACTCCAGAGTTGTTTTACATAGCTATGGGTAAGTTAATGGACTAACAAGAGAGCCGAGCAATCGGCTCTTTTATACCTGCTTTTAACAGGAATCAGTTATCTGACGCTAAAGCGTAAACACCAAGTATTCCTGCACCTGCACCTAAACGACTTCCTACAAACTCAGGGGTAAGTTTCCACTCTTTAAAGTTTTTTTCATAAGATTCTGCTAAGTCAATCATTCTATCAATGTCTTCTTTAGCTAGATTTGCTCTAGCTTTAATAACGTTTACATTTGTCTTTTTTGTTTCTTTAGTTAGCTTAGCTTTTGGTTTAGACTTAGGAACAGTATTTCTACTTATTGTGTTTGTTTCATTTATCTTTTTTAAAACTTGTGGAAATTTTGTACGTTGAGCTTTACTTACATTGAGTACTGTGTTACCTAATTTAATGCCAAACAAGTCTCTCAAGTCATCTGCCATCATAATAATTTCTTTAGGATTCTTAGTATCTAATACAATAGTACCTGCATATCCACCCCAGTCTATATTAGGTTTCATTTTAGGACTAAATATAATTTGTATTTTCTCCATTTTACCATTACTTAAATCGAAGACCGAATTTTTACCAAAAATTGAAATGGCGTTTTCAAAAATTTTTTCTGGACTTTTTTCCCCACGATTTACACTTTCAAACCATTTTGCACTTTTGGAATCAAATTGTATACCCCTTAGTACATCGCCACCCTGTCTTAAAGCCCTATCATTTAATTTTAAATACTTAGTACCAGTCTTACCTATACCTTGAACATTAATTAAATTATCTATAGCTTCTTGTGGTAGTAAACCTTTATTCTCTTCAATAAGTTGTTTGTAACTTATTTCATTTACAAATCTTTCTGCATAATCTGACAGTTGTTTTACAGGTTTTTTATTAAATATTAATGCGTTAGAATAGTCATTTATTATTTTGTTATGTAATATTTTAAACCCACCATCAATATCTTTTTCTTTCATTATCCTTTTTATTTCAGCATTGTATGCTTTTTTAACCTCATCCGATGCGTCTTTAGCTGGTTTAACTAATTTAGAAACTTCTTCCTGAACATCTAAAACATCACGTCTTTGTGTGTTAATAGCATTTTTTAAATATCTAGGGATGCCAGACATTCTTGTTGCAAAGGACTCTCTTGGGTCTAGGTATTGACCAATAGCTCTAAGACCACCCATACCAGCAACTTGTCCCATAGATACCATTCTTTCTATAAAACCACTACCATAAAATTGACCTAATACTCTTTGAAATTTATCACTACGAACATTATTAGCCATCTGCGATACACCAGCATCTCTTATTCCTTGCTCAGGTATATTTCTAGAAGCTTCCTTTCTAGTTAAAGCCCTGCCAACACGACCTCCACTCTTACTTAATAACATACCAGCACCCAATGCACTAATAGCAGTAGCACCAGCTTTAAATCTTTCTAAGTTATCATCTGATGTCAAGTCAATAGCACCTTGTTTTTGTGCTGTGGGTACAACTACACCAGTCATCAAACCAGCAGAAACTAAATCTCGTTTACTTATGCTTGGCATATATTCAGAGGTACTAAATTTTTTAATAGCGTCTTGTAGAATTTTCTTTTTCATTTAAACTTGGTAGTATTTTTGTTAAATCAACACCAGTACTAGTAGTCTTGACCATATTTTTTTCACGTTCTTTATCCTGACAGGACTTGCACAAATGTCCGTCATCATTACTAAGTGGTTTATCACATTCAACACAGTGGTTAGGTATCGGCATTAGTAAAGAAATCTCCCTCTTATAGCTTCTGGTTTATTCTCTTGTTTAATAAGCTGTCCCGTTTGCATTAACGGTAGCCCTGTAAATTTAGTAACAGTATAGAAAGGATTCTCTATAATTCCACCGGGACCTACAACATCTCTTATTATTCTACCAAATGGTGGTATGGTCCACAGGTAATAGTCAGTCAACCTTTCACTATCCCCACTCACTAACCACTTAAACATAGGTGGTAGTAGCCTTAATGATGGAGGTGTAATAGCTTGTATAGGACCAAGTGGTGAACCAAAGAATGCTCTGTCTCTTTCTTTTTCATCACCCATTAGGTAGTCAGCAGTATCTTGGAACCAGTTCCAAGGAGCTGGAAGTGAGCTTTCAAACAAGCTATACATAAATAGGTTTGACAATGACAACATCATTAAGTCAGCTATAGCTAGACGTTTAAAAGCATCATACTCAGGTGTACCCTCACGGTAACCTGCAAGTTCTGCTCGTCTTATCACGTCATTTCTAAAACGAACACTATTCCAGCTCCACAGTTGGAATCTACTAAACACCCTACCCAGTGTGCTATTTGTAAACAATGGTCTAAACGGTGCAGAGTACAAGAACTGTGTACCCTTGACTCCACGCTTAGCATAATTAATTAGAAACGGACTATCGTAGTCAGCTATTGCACCACCAAACTGGTCTTTAGCCTGTAAGTAGTGAGCCATAAACGAGTCACGTCTTAAAATTCTTTCTGGTACACGCATAAACGCACTTGCCGCCGCAAAGGCACGGTCCGTGATGCCATTCTTTTTAGCAAGTTGTGCTAGACTTTCGTCACTAAAATTAGGGTCTCTCTTTATCTTAGCGATTGCCTGTTTAATAAAATCTTGGTTCTTTTTACTTTTTAACTGTGGGTTTAGTCCTGCTTCGTGTACTAAAAACTCTTCTATAATACCTTTAGATTGCAACCAGCGTTCAACGTCTTTCATATTTTCCCATTTAGGATTGACGTTAGTCTTTAGGTAGTCAAAGTTCCTAGCGTTCTTTAAATTATTATATCCAGTACTTACCCAAGTATGTACAGTACCACCATACAAGTTTGCAATAGAACTCTTAGGGTGTGCAAGTAATGATGCCAACTGCCACTTAGCTTCTAACGCACCCCAGCCTTGTATCTGGTTATATTCTACACCACTTAATTCATCAATAGATTTCTCATCTAAGTTAAACTTCTCTAGCTCTTTCCTACTTAAACCAAGTTTCTTAGCTATAAAATCAATCCTCTTTTTTGCAGTAGAATCAGCTAACCATTTGTATGCTGTTCCTTTTATGTTCATCTTAGGGTCGTTCATTATATGCTCTGGTATATGTGTAGGATAACCCATAGCACTTTGTGTGTACAGCTTAAAGAAATTCATCCAAGAATTAGTAAGGTCTCCATCTTTTGTTTTCTTAAAGAAAGAGTTGTTAAAGTTAAACATAGATGTTCTAGCAGATAATTGCATAGCTTGTTTATAAAATGTATTAATACTATTTTTCATATACATTTCGTATGCTTCAGGCGTTAACTCCCAACCACCTATGTGTGCATCCCTACTGAACTGATTACCAACACGCTTCAGGTCGTTAGTAAGTATTGACTTAGCCTTAGCTTCCTTGTTGTTAGCCATATTAGTAAGTACATCTTGCATAACGTCAAAGTTGTCACCCATCTCATCCTTAGTCATAAAGTCACCAGTCATCTTTTTAAACTGATGTATTATCTTTTTAGACTCTTTAGCTATCTCTTCTTTACTTAACTCTGGGTCGTTAACTATTTTGTCTAACGCACCTTTTAATTTATTCTTTGCTGACTTCCTGTTAAATGACATATGTGGGAAGTAATACTCTGGTCCTAAGTCACCTGTCTGGTCAAACGGCGTAACCTCTAGGCTTTTACGTGCCTCCTGAAGTCTGTCAAAGTTTCTTAGCCTACCGGGCGTTTGGCTAATAAGTATACGTTTAACTATCTGCCTCATACCATCTATGCCAAGCTCTTCTATAGGTATAGTCTTGTTTTCCTGCACAGTTTTCATAATATACTTATGAAACTCACGGCGTAGCTTATCCAGACCAGACCACGTAACATCACCATTACTATTTTCTGCTATCTTTAACCACTTATTAACCTCTTCTGTACCAGTTAACCACTTCCTAGTTTTTATATTGTACCTAGTTATAATGTTATCTATACTATTAACTACAGCTTCGCCAGTTTTTTGTATGTTACCTTCTTTAGTTGGTACTATGTAATTTTTATTCTTTAATACGTTCCATTGTTTTTCTAAAGCTTTCCAGTTTTCTTCGTATACCATTTCTCTAGATGTTAGCTCACTAGAGCTATCTTTATATCTAGGTCTTAACTTGTCTTTCATATAGCGTAGCTCACGTTTAGCAACGGCTATTTCAAACAAAACGTCACCATCTTTTAAAGCCGACACATATGGTCGCAATTCATCACGCCACAAAGATGTCTCATCTTCATACTTCTGCATAGATAGTTCTTGTGTTCTGTGTGCAAGTTGTTGTATTGTACCTATTACACTAGTAGGTCTTACAGTCCTAGCGTTCTCAAACGTATTACCTAGCTTGTCTTTGTAAGGTCCTACATCCTCTACCCACTCCATCATAGCAGGGTTACGCATCAAATCTCTGTCAATAGCTTTTGGAAACATCCAGTAGTATGCTTTCTTTATCTTAGGGTTCTTATCCTTACCAGTCATAAAGTCCATAGTATTACGCCACCAAGTACCATCACGCATATCTGCAAATATTCTATCTAATTGTTGCAGGTCTACTTTAGTAGCCTCATTAATATTCTTTTTAAATATACCCCTGAAGAAACCGTTTAGATTTATAACATCTAAGTTATGGTAGTGTTCTAAATGTTCTGTTAAACTATCGTACAGCCTACGCATTTCTGGGTCTCTAACCTTACCTTCAAACAACCCTGTAAAAGGTTTTATTTCGTCTAAATACTTTTTACTCTTAGCATCTATTAAGTTTGCATCTATAAATTGATTAGTATACTCTTTACCTTCTGCGTCTTTAAATGTAGTTATAGGTTCATTGCCTTCAGCTTCACGCATTAACTGTTCTTTCTGTGTGTCAGTTAACTCAATTCTACTCTTTCTTATAAGCTGTTCATAGTTTGTAAAAAATTTCTTTAAGTTCTTATCAGATATTTCTTTAGAGTTCACCCCTTCTCTAATAAGTGATGTGTTAACAGCGTTCTTTCTTAGCTGTTCTAAAGCCTGTTGCATTTCAGGTTGCTTTAAACCTATTGTCTGCTCTAGTTTTTCTAATGTACTCAATGCTTTTCTATCACCTTTACTATAAGTTCCTATGTAAAGCATATCAAATAAATCTTTTTCTTGCTGAGATAACTCTTGTTTATATCTTCTTATTAGAGCGTCTGTCCTTACTCTATCATTCATAGCACTAGCTTTGTCATTAAAACCAAACTGCTCACGTGCTTTTTCTACTTCCTGTGTCAGTGTTCTACTTAGCTTTACTTCTTTCAAACCTTCTGGTCCAGCTTCAAACTTTACAAACTCTAAATCACCCATCCTTCTAAGTGCGTCATCCATATCCCTACGTTTCTGTGCCATATACACAGTCTTAGATTTTATTTCGTCTACCTTAGAATGTATATCACTTATTCTTTGTGGGTTAAGACCTTCAGCTACCTCACTTATACTTTTTAACGAAGCCATATCGCTCAAATCGTTCACTAAAAAGTCTTCAGCTTTTAACATTAAGTGTTCTAAATAAAACTCACGGTTGTTTTGTTTGCTAAAATCTACATCTCTAAATCTGTAAGGGACGTTACCAAACTTCTTTATGTACTCTTCAAATGTTTTTTCACTACCTGCTATACGTTCTCTACCAGCCCTTGTGTACAATTCACCATCTAATACATTCTGTATAAACTGACCCTTCTCTGTTCTCAGACTACTTCTACCCATAGCATCTTTGAGCCACTCATTCTCTCTAACTAAATCAGCGTGTTCAAAGTATATTCTATTTATTACAGCTTCGTTAGCGTGTTTAAACATATTGTCTGACCAATTTATACCCTTAATAGACTGTGCTAACTGTGGTAGAAATGTATTCCTAGATGACTCAGGCATAAAATCAAATGCCCTAGCACCTTGTTGTATTTCAGAGTAAGTAAACCTTCTACCTTCTAAGTGATTCCTTCCATACAGTACACTGTTGGCTTCTAAAAACTTCTTATGTAAACTTTTATTTTTTAGGTAATTTCTTTTACCTTCATTTATCATCTTAGTTTCAAACTTATTTATACTAAGCTTACCTTTATCACTTACATCAAACACTTTATATTTAAATAAAGTATCTAACATCTTAGGCTCAAACAACTCACCCCTCAGACCAGCTTCGTCCATAGGGTCAGAACCTAACGCAATCGCCGCCCTAGACATTTCTCTAAACCTTTGCAAGTCTTGGTCTGTTTTCTTTATCTCAAATATTATTCTTCTTTTAGTAGCTACGCCATCTTTAGTAACAATGTAAGGTACACTATACCTATCTTTTGTAAGTATAATGTTATCTTTTTCTGTTACTTTCTTTCCGTTTTTATTATAAGTAAGTGTTATTGGCTCAGTAACTTGTTGGTCAGTTGCACCTCTAATAGAGTTGTAAGCACCAAGTATTGCCATACGTCTAGTAACAGCTACACCTAACATATCTCTGCCAGTGTAGGCACCCCTACTCATAAACTCTCTCCAGTATGGAGAGTACTGTGCAGTGAGATGCTTAGACTTTTTCATTGTTACTTCATCTCTTACAGCTAACTGCTCACCATAAGTTTGTTTAGTAAGAGGGTCTATCTCATTCTTATTGTCACCTTCTCTAGTGCCACCATCTTTTAGGTACTCATCCTTAGAGCTCTCATACATCTGACGCCAGGATTTTTTAAATCCACTAGACTCACCACCAAAAAACACAAACGCTTTGTCTCCGTCTAGGTCAGCACCACCCAAAGCTCTCATACTTCTAGGATGTAGTAGGCTACCAAATCCTTTTATACCTGTAAACCCAGCAAACTCTAAACCGTGTGCACCACTTATAGAGTCCATAGGCACACGCATTACAACAGCAGTAAGTATATCGTTTATTTCGTTCTTAAAATTTTCATAGCCCTTGTAGTTGTTTTCTTTTATCTCAAACAATTTACCTAATGTCATACGTTGCTTACCAAAGATAGCGTCTTTTATCTGTAGGTCTTTAAATCCGTCATCTAAAAAGAATACATCTTGACCTTCTTTCCTTGATAGTATTTCTGTTTTTTTATTAGGTAATTGTAAACCAACTTCCCAAGGTCTCATTCTAGAAGACGCACTGTTATCTATCTGTGGTCTAGTAAGTCTTTGTACTACAAAATTTCTAAGAGACTGCATTCTATAGTCACGAGAAAATTTATGTAAGTATGCACCTATGCTACCATCTGGAAACAGCCTACCCATACGCTCTACAACACCTTCGTAATCAACAAATGTTTTTTTGTAATCCATTTCTGCTTCCCTAGATATCTCACCCTCACTAGCTAGATTCTCTAAGAACTCGTTGTTTATTCTAAGTATTTGTTCGTATAGTTTTTGCGATAACTTCTGTTCTTTAGGGTTTCTAAGTATGTTAAACACTTCGTTTAGTGGTATCTGGTCTATATTATCTACAACTTTTTTTATACTCTCGTCACTTCTAGATTGCCTATACTCTCTTAGTATTTCAACACCCTCTTCAGTACCCCTAACAGCCCTGTCAGATAAACTTTTATACATATCCTCCATAACCTTAGCATCAATAGGTTTGTAACCGTATTGACTTAGTACAGAGTACATTTGTTTTGGAACTTGCTGTCTTTTTAAAAACTTTTCACTGGTAATCTCTGACATAATAGTTCTAAAACTATTTATAGGAACGTCAAATAACTCACCGTTAAACGTTATGTCATACTTTTTATTAACAAAGTCTGGCTCGTAGGACAGCTCACCACGTTTGCTTATTCTATTACCTGCTTGTTTTACAGCAGAGTCAGGCATCAACATATGTATACCACGTGACTCCATCATTTGCTGTAGCTCTGGACTAGCTATGTGTATAGCATACTTACCTAACAAAGCACCTTCTTTACTGTCTGGTGCAACAATAAAAGACTTGTTCATCTTACCACTAGTAGGTAAACCTTTATCCATATTCAAAGCATCAACTACCTCTGCTCTAGCTATGATAGCACCATCAGATATTTCTGCATATTTTTCTGCACCATCTGTTAGTTTAATGTTTTTACCATCAGCCTCACTAAACAACCCTACTTTAAAATTAGGGTCTTTGCTAGAAATATCCCGTTTACCGTTGTTTCTTATGTAATCTATAACATACTTAGGGTTAGCAGATAAACCTGTGTTAAACCATATCTGTTGCCTCTTATTAAACCCTTTGGGGTCGTTTATAAAACCTTTGCCTAACACAGTAGCTATGCCTTGCTTTAAATCTTTTGTTCTTGTACTAAAACCATTCATAGTTAAGTCGTACAATACGTTAGATGCGTACATCTTATCATATACTTCACTAGCATTCTTTACATCTTTGTGTTGTTCTATCCACTTGTCCCTAGCCTCGTTGTACGCTTCTCTATAACCATCAATCTTTGACTTACGCATTTCTGAAAACAACTGACGCTTAACAGTTTTGTGTATGTTCTTGTTCTTTACTATGCTAGGATGTTTCTTAATAAAATACATTTTCTTATTGTCACCCTTACCACCATAGTAATAGTAGTCATCCTTCCACATAGTTTCTATAAGTTTTTTACGAACACCTCTCATATACCTAGACGCTTCTAAGTCAGCCATTTCTTTTAAATCGTTGTAGTCCATCTCTTTGTCTTTGAACTTCTTTCGTATCTCAACTAACTTTTGTCGTGATATATTTTGTTCTGCTCTCGCAAGGTCGTGTTCTTTACCTCTGTATACTATATGGTCAAGAACTCGAAAGTACTGGTCCTCTGGTGGTAATTCTCTTCCTCGATTAACTCGCTTGTATTCTGCTCTATATCCATCTTCGATAATAAGTGGTTCTTGTGATAGGTTCTTTGTGTTACCAAGGCTGTTAGTCTTCTCTTCCAATACCCTAACCTTGTCATCAACCACTTCGATTTGCTCAACCCATTTTTGTTTTCTGTTTGTCTCAGCCCAACGTCTCCACCATCCTTTTTCATTCTCAGTAAGGGATTGCCCATACGTTTTTTCAATATAATTAATGATTTTTTGCTCTGCTCCCGGGATTGGTTTTGTGTCTTCATTCTGTAGTTTTCTCCATTCTTTATAGATTTCATTAGACCTATCTATTCTTTCTACTGTGGTTAGCTTTGGAAACACTTGGTCTGTGTATCCATTCTTACCCATCAGTCTTCCGGGTACTTCCTGTATCTCAGCTATGTGCATATCTAAATCTTGTGGGTCTTCATATCTAGGGTCTTTTATATATGCTTCTCTATATTCTTTTACTTCTCTAGGAGATAAAGTTTTTGCACTCACTTCTCCTGTAACAGGGTCTACATCGTATGCCCTACCGTACTCATTAGCAAGGTCTTCTATTTGTTTTAGATTCATTCCTCTATTACTTAATATATCAAACAGAACATAGGATGATTCACTAGGTCCATCAGCACTGTATTGGAATGTTTCTTTAAAATCTCTACTTACTATGTCTTTCATTTCTTTAGTAAGTGTGTCCCACTTAGGGTTCATCTCTGGGTCTGGACCATACTTTTCTTTTATAGACTCTGCAAGGTACTGTCTACTTGTGCGAGTCTGATAAGGTATTTCACCAAAACCAAAGAAAGCACCCATAGCATATTGGTATACCTGTTCTTCTGTTGTAGCACCCTGCAAAGTCGATGGTAGTCCTTGGAACGCCATACCTGCTGTTGTACGTATAGCCAAGTCAAATTTTTGCCCTTGTTCTAGTTTACTAAAGTCTGGTCTACCATTTGGTTTCATTTGACTAGCGTCAATACGCTTACCAAAACCGGGCATATTACCAATACCTCTAAACGCACCACCAGCAACGGCACCAAACCCTGCCGCCTTAAACATTTCACCTACTCCGTGCGTCCAACTAGATACGGCACTAGCAGTACCGAGATGAAAAGCACCTTGTGCTAAGTCAGGTACGATACCACTAGTTGCCCAGTCGGGTAAGTCTTTTAATATAGGTTCCATAGCTCTACCTACTCTATTTTGTAGAGCATTAGCCGCTACCATAGGAACAGATTTTCCTCGTATACCTTCAGCTATTCTAGAATAACTTTTTAATACACCTAGTTTTCTTAATGTTTTACCACCGGGTAAATAACCTACAAATCCTGAAAGGTGACCTAAGTTACGTGATATGCCTTCCCAAGTATCTTCTGGCTCACTACCAACTCCAAGTTTTTCTGGTGGCAGAGTAGTAAAACCCTCCATAAAACCAGCACCAGCCTGTTTAAGCATACGTGTAACAAAGGCGTCTTGGTGGTTTTTGTTACGAGCAAATGGTATTCTGTAGTATGAGGCGTGGTCTTCTAAGACCTGTATATCATCATCTCTATCGTTAAAAGCATCTGGGAATCTAACATACTGGTCAATGACTCCTCTTATTTGCTGTTCATCAAACTTAGGAGAGAACTGCTTTGGGTCAGCCATATGTTACTCTTCTATATCGTCTTTTAATATGTCTACTATAGTAAATAAATCATTAATTAACAAACCACCAGCTAATAAAGCACCAATACCAGTACCTCCAAGCACAGCTTTTGCACTCATACTAGCTAATAATCGTGGTCCACCTGTAGCTAAAATCTTTTTCATTACATATCCGGGACCTTTTTTATTTACAACTGCTCTAACCATTTGATAAGCACCGGCAGGATTACTAGTAGATATACCTCCTATATTTCCTACTGTAGAAGCCATTTCATCACTAGCCCCTAAACCTTTTGCCATTTCTTTAAAGGCTAGGTTGCCAACTCCATACCCAGTCATTCCACCTATAAGACCACTCATACGGATAGGTCCTAACATAGACCTATTATATGAATTAAGTGTTTTCATTAGACTACCATATCTATTCTTGCCACCCTTTGCTAGTTCTAAACCTATGTTTTCTGGTGTAAGTTCTTTACCACTTCTCATTACTTTATTAACAATAGCTTTAAATGCACTTGCATCAGACCTGTTCATACCTCCGTCTTTAACTAACTTAGCAAGTTCTCTGTCTAAGCCTTCTATATTTTTATGTGGTATACCTGTAGATGCTCTAAAGTTTCTAAAATCATCAGCTTTATTAATACCTTTTTCAAGTATTTCTTTTTCAATTTTATTTCCTTTAGTAAGGTCTTTTAAATTCTTCATACCTGTTCTATTAACCTTACCAGACTTTGTAAAAAGACTCTTAGCGGCATTTAATATTGGTCCAGCTTTTTTAGTTGCTATAGCAGTAAGTAGTGCACCACCTCCAATAGCTAAAGCTTCTGGTAAAACACTGTCATCGTCAGGTCCTTGACCGAATGTAAGGTTTTCATCAAAAAACCTACCAACTCTAGTTCCTAGCTTAGGATTATAAGCATCCCAATTTTGTTGTAATATTGTTAACACTTCAGGTGGTGCTGTGTTAAGTATATCTTGTTGTTCAGCATCAGACATACTATTCATCCAATCAGATATAGCTGTTCTATATGCTTTGTCACTCTTGTACTTAGCAGGGTTCTTATAAAAAGACTTAAACAAAGCATCGTTTTCTGCTTTCTTTCCTGCGTCATACCACTGTTGAAAAGCGGCGTAGTTACCACCTACTTGTTCTTTCCACCTTGCTAATTCTTTTTCTCTACTACCGGGTCCAAACTTTCTATTGTCAAAAGCTGTTGTAAAATCACCTTTGGCTTTACTACTAGGATAGTTAGAAAATATAAAATTTTCTGCCTTCTTATTAATGTCAAACATTTCATCTTCACGAGCCTGTTTTTTTAACTGGTACTCGTTCATCTGACGCATAAATTTACGCTCAGCCGCCATTCTTAAATTTTCAGCTAATGTTTTTTGTTGTGGTAAACCTCGCATAGGGTCATAGCTAACCCCGGGTAAGTTCATTGGTTTAATTTCTGCCATACATATTCTCCAACGATTGCCTTATAAAACCTTGCATAGTTACAAGACCACCTTCTTGACCAGTAGCCATACCTGTTATGCCACCCGGATTATCTTGTTGTTCTATTGCTTTTTCTAATACTTCTGGTAAAGGTAAATCCATTTGTTGCATTGCTTTTGCTTTAGATATAGCACTTTCATAGTTTTGCTCTTGAGTAACCTTATCTTCAACTTTTGGTTTTGTTTCTTCTCCTTCAACTTTTTTTAAAGCTTTAGGTTTAAACTGGTCAAAGTCCCCACCTTCACCAAAGCCTCTCATTGCCGCCATTTCTTTAAAAAACTCACCTGCCATTCCTAAGCCTTTACTAGCGTGTTTCTGAAACTTTTCACTTTCTAAATACTCTTTTGCTTTGGGTTTAAACTCTTGGAATTTATCACCAGCCTTACCATACAACTCTCTTGCTTTGTTTGCTATTGCACCTGCACCTGCTACACCAGCTCCTAAACCAGCTTGTAAATCATCTACAACTTGTTGACCAAATTGACCAGCCGCCATACCATAGTCAGCCTTACCTAATCCAAACTCGTCTCTCATCATCTTAGCCATCTCTAAATTAGACTCTGACAATTCATCTTGCCCTTCAAAAGCTTCTCCGTCTATTCCACCTGCCATATCTGCGTTTAACTCAGCTTGTAAATCCATAGCTTTACTAGCTTTTATAGCATCTCCACCAAACCTGTTATAAGCTTTACTTAATAAATCTTTAGCACCACCGTATAGTCTTTTACCAAAATCTATACCTCTTTCTATTGTCTGTTCACCTAGTTCTTCTGCATCTGCATAACGACTTTCTCCAAATCCCATTGCGTCTTCTTGACCACGTAAGTCTTGCATTTCTATATCTGAACCTTCACCAAATCCAAGTTCATCTTCCATACCTCTAAGGTCTATTTCTTCTATAGGACCACCAGTCTGCATATACTTTTGCCAGTCCTCTCTTCTTGTTCCTAAAGATATCCTACTAGGTAAGTCTTTAACTTTCTTTCTAATCTTATCAGAAAACCTTGGTTTTATTTTATTGTTTATTTTATCTAGTTGTTTTTTACCAATAGCTTTAACAGCGTTTCTGTTAAGTACGTACTCTCCGGGTTCTAACTTAGCATCTACTACATCACCGGGCAATGGACTGTCTTCTGCTCTTCTTATTTCCATAGGTACATCTATTTTTTGTTCCATCTTTGCTTTCATCATACCTTCTTTTAAGGCATCTAGAGCTGACTGTCTCTTTTTACTAGTAAAATTTGGTCTATCTTGCAAAGGTACTGTTCGATAAAAATCACTCTTTGATACAGTATTCATCATACTTGTATATCTTTTCATATCATCAGCACTAAACATATCACCAGTAGGAACTTCTACTGCTTCTGGCATAAACTTATCCATACCTGCTCTTTTTAACTCAGGCATAGGTCCGGGCATAAATTGTTTAGCATACTCCGGGTCACCCATCATTCTAGCACCGTGTATAAGTCTATCTATTTGTCTATTAGTTCCTGCTTGGTTTAAGATACCAGAAGGAATACCTTCACTAATTGGTACAAATTCTATATTGTTACTCATTGGTTGCATTCTAATGTTTTTCATACTACCAAAACCACCACTTAGAGCTCGAGCTTCATCAAGTGCCGCCATTTTTTTACCCAATGTTACAGCTTGAGCATCTTCTCTTTCTCTTCGTTTTCTATACTGTGCGTCAGACTCAGCCAATTTGAACACCTCCCATACGAGTACCTATTTGCATAGGACCTCTAGGTCCCATAACTTGTGACAGCATACCACCTTCTTGCCCATAAACATAACCACCTGTTTTCATATAACCCATCTTATTTCTTACAGCTTCAGGAAGTTTAGATAACCCTACATTACCTTCAGGTATTGGTTTTAAAACAGGACCTCCATCTTTATACTTCATAACAGGACCGCCATACATATAACCTTTTGACTTTCCTTTAGGTCCGTAATGGTCAAATCCTTTCTTTTTCATAGCAAGATGTTGTTCATAAGTCCTAGCCATATGTGCTTTACCATCTTCATCGTACATTTTGTGTGGTTTAAATTCTGCTTTATTGACAGGACCACCAGTTTGCATTTCTATCTTTTCTGTCTTATCTTCAGGACTCATCCTTTTATCTCTAACCATACCACCGTACATCATATACTCTAAATCTTCTGGTACACTACCACCTTCTTGTCCAAATAAACTACCAAGTGCTCCACCTATCATACCTCCAATAGGTCCACCTACAGCAGTTCCTGCAAGACTAAGTCCAGTTCCAATAAGTGATGCTTTAGCACCAGCCGCTTGACTGTCAATTTGTGCATTTGCTTGTCTTTGAGCATTCATAGCATTCATTCTATTAACGTTCATATTTGCTAAATTATTAGCCGCACCACTAAGCATACCTGCACCCTGACCCATTGCACCTTGTAGGTATTGATTAAAAGCATTCATAGAACTTTCTTGTGCTCTGTTTGCACCTGCTTGAGCTTGAGCCGCTAACGCACCTGCTGGTGCACCACCTGACATAGCCGCAGTTCTTTGTGCCATACGAGCTGACATAGCCGCCGCATCAGCACCTTGTGCTTCCATTCTAGCTCTTTGACTCTGGTTAAATGCAGAGTTGGGGTCCATCATATCTTGACCCCTGCTCATTAAACTATTATAAGCTGTGTTTGCTGGTTCAAAAGCATCAGTGTACTCTTGACCTACTGTTCCTACACTACGTTTTTGATTTGTTCCGAATAAATTGCTAAAAAATCCCATAATATCACCTTAAATATAATTAGACTTGTTTTATTTCTCAACTGTTCTTATTTTTAATTACAAAAGTATCTTCTGCACTACGAACCCAACCATCACTAGTTTTTATTTCTAAGTACCATTTGCTTTTGTCTTTAACTGTTCTTAATGTTCCTTCTTCACTACTTGCATTACTTTTTTCAACCCTACCCGTTTCTGAATCTACTTTGTCTGCAATAGTATCTATTGTTTTTTGTATGTCGGATGGTGAGCTTACTGGCTCATCTCCAAAATAATTAATTCTTGAACCAGTATCTCTGGTAACTTTTCTATTTTGTGTCTTTCTCATTTAGGTTTCTTTGGTTTGTACACTATACCTACTGAGTGTCCTTTGACGTTTGTAGTGCTTCCATTTGTAGCTTCTAACTTTACTTTTATCCATCTTAATTTAGAGTAATTAGACGATACTTTAATAGCATTGCCAGACCAACTAGCTCCATAATTATTAGATACATCAGTACCATTTTGATATGTGCTTTCATCGTTAGTCTTATACTTAATACTTGTACTAGGTCTACTACTTGCATCTAGCTTTAAAACTCTTACCTTTTTATAGTTTGTATCTGTGCCTAGAGTAAGTTTTTTACTACTCCACTCCCAGTTTTTTCTAGATGTACCAGCACCCATTTTAATTATTCTTCCTTCTTCTGCTAATAGTATAGGGAATCCATCGTCTCCATCTATTGTGTCAAATATCTTGTAAGTTGTTTCCCAAAGGTCCCATCTTTTTTGTGGTATATAGTAAGACCAACATCTTTTATCTGTACCACTGTTGTCTGTCTTATGAAAAAAGAATAACACACATTGTCTTGTTGCATCGTAACCTACAACAGCTAAATCTTTTTCTGCATTAGTAAGCATATCCCAACCACATTGTGGTTGTTTCTTTATAGTAGTACCTATCTTATCTATCTTTGGTGATGACTGATAAAAATTATTATAGTCTAACCAAAACAAACCACTAGACGTAGTCTTTAATGCTTTAGGTCCTAAGCAACCTATACCAGATATGTTTTCTTCTATAATAAGTGTTTCTGGATTGACAATACACATTTGATTCTTACCAAATACATACAGCTTACCAACAAAACTTGCTAATGCAGTAGGTATAAAATCTAATTGTATAAAATTTTGTGACCAGTTAAATATAGAATACTTACCGGGCTCACTTCTAAATAATACATTTTCTCCATCAGCAAACTCAGGATGATTACAATTACCTATAAACATATATCCATTTATAGATGCGTTTATTGTATAGTCTACACCTAAAGAACCTAGTGTTTCTGGTATACCATTTAACGCTTCGTAAGATGCACCTCTACTGCCATCGTCCTGCACAGTAAATTTATATTTACCACTTTGTAAATAAAACTTAGCTATAGACACTTCTTCTACAAACCTATATAAACCTTCAGGTTCTAAAGATGTTTGTGATTGGTCATCTGCTCTGTACAAAATAACAGATGTAATTCTTCTTGATATCTTTTTTTGTTCACCTACTACAGCTTCTTCATCTATTTCTATAGGAACTTGTAAGCCATCAGTTATTGCAGAACCTGTATTATATTCTCCTATTATACTTATTAAAGCTGACTCTTGAAATCCGTCATATAATAAAGAACATTTGTAAAATACCTTTCTAGTATTAGAATCTCCTAACCAATCTTTATTAGTATTAGTAGTAATGGTATCTATATTAAACCAAGGTGCATTACCAGATAACTCATTAGAATTTGCACTACCTGAGCCAAGCTCTTGTTCTATATATTCATCACCCTCATCATCTCTTCTTGTTATATGATTAGAATTATTTGTAGCTGGTACAGAAGCACTTGTCATACCTGTCATTTGCACTTGCCTATCTGATAAAACATAAGGTCTTTCATCTTCTGTATTAGGTAAATTTGTAATTTTAGTATTTGAAGGAGCTGTGTCTGTTGTTCCAGAACTATAATTAGAAAATTGATTGTATATAGTACTACCACCTGTGTTTGGAAACATACTTAAATGACCACTTTTAGTTTCAATATCATTTATAGTTTTTAACTTTGCTACGTTTTCTTCTCTTTGTATATAGTAAAAACCTATTCTTTGTCCATCTGTTTCTGAGTAAACCATAGCCCTGTCATTAACACTTTTACTAGCACTAGAAGCAAACAAAGGTGCATCAGAAGGTGCAGGTACATTATTTGCTTGTAAATTTGCACTATTAATACTTGTTGTTGTAGTACCACTTATTTTCATATGTGCCATCATTTCACAAGGGTTTCTACCACTGCTATCTAATGGAACTGCATAAGTAACCCATTTAAGTTTCCAATATTTATAACCATCCCACCATAAAGGTCTTATAACAGCTATTTCATAACCACCATACTCATCTTGGTCAGAGTCTTCATATTTAAATATAGGTTGCAGTTTAACTGTTACACCTATGTATGGATTTTGACCATTAGAATCGTAACCTAAATGTATTAGATTACCTCTTTGCATCATAGTAGGGTGATTGCTACAGCCTATTTTTGTTTGACTACCATCATCACTACTTATTTCTATCCACATATTAGCGGCTTCATCTTCACCATTATAACTATTTTTAGGAGACATAGGTATATAATCTCCAGCTTCTATATTACCACCAGAACTACCAGAAAACTCTGACTCATTATAAGACTTAAAGTTTTCTACCTTAAATAAATAACCATCTTTAAGGCTATTTTCATCTGTTGTTTCTCCTGCTGATAATATTAAATCAAATATTGTAGAGTTGCTATTTATGTTATTAACTCTTGGAATTATTAAGAAATCACTAAATTTATTTAGAGATGTGTTTCCACTTGGTGCTTCAAGGTTAAATGACTTTTCAAATGTAGCTACTGTACCATCATCATTAATGCTGTAAGTTTGCATAAAGTTTATATAACCACCATTAGTGGGTTCCATTAATATAGCTATTCCGGTTATTTTACCACTTGTTTGTAAAAAAGGACATATACGTATAGCTAAAGGAGTTCCGGGGAGTTCTCTTTTAAATACTTTATTGGTATTATTATTGTAAATATAAAAAGCAGAATCATTTTCTTCATAATCAAAGCCAATAGAAAGATGAGCACCGTCAATAGTGGTAGCTCCACCTTGCAACATTACAGAATCAGTAAATACTTTATGACTTACAGAAGATACCGATACTGTTTGATAACTTTTTTCTTGTATTCTTTCAAATTCCTCAGCATCAGACACACCCCATTGATTGTTTTTAACATAACCAACAACTTGTGAGCATTTATCTTTGCCTACTCCTACATAAGCTAGTTTGTTATTAACTACATAATCAACATAACCAGTTGGTTTTGCAGGTATAGGTTGCGTTTGTATTATTGTAGGATTATCTGTATTGTAGTTTTCTATGTAAGCAGTTTCTCCTGACTTAGAGTTTATTGCAATCAAATGTTGTTCGTCACTTTTATCCATAGGTATCAACCTATCAAACGAGCTACTAGTATCATTAGGTGCTAGTCTATAATCTGGAGACACAGTAAACTCCCATTTATCTCCAGCTAAATAAGTTCCAAGGCTAGGTCTAGTAAATGTAACTGACATACCTAAAGTTAACAACTTAGCAGTTTGTGCAGAGTGGTCAGTTACTGTAGTTTCAGAACTCCAAGCACCACTGCCTTGTTTAGTTTTCCATTTAAAAGCTGTACCACTATCATTGTTCATCCTAATCCAAAATACAGTATCTACTGTTCCTGTAAATGTACCTGTTAATGTAGCGAACTGTTTATTGTTTGGAGTGTTAGTACTTATTGCCATAATTAATTCTGTGCTGGTGGTCCGGGTGCATTATACTGCTGTTGACTAGTTTGAGTTTGATGTCTAGAACCTTGGTCCCAGTCAGTTAATACAACATTATTATCAAAACCTGTAAGTTTTAATGCTTTATCATTTGTTATACCTGCTAATTCACCGTTAACAGTAGGGTCTATATTTAAAGAATAAGATGCGGCATCAGTAGGGATGTCTCTTTCATCTTCAGGGTTAGACATTATTCCTCTATTAAAGGATGGTATTTCAAAATTAGACTTTGGCATTTAACTCTTTCCCCCATAAGGAAGTTCTCCCGTTAATAATATTGACGATATGCACCGTAAAGTTTCCGTCATCAAAATAATCAACAACAGCAAAAGCGTGTGCCCAATTTGTTTTACGATTACCAAGCCATCCATTAGCTTCATCTGACATATCCTTTAGACATCCTAAGCTCCAAGCACTTTTGGGTCCGTCTATATGTGTTACACTGTGCATCTGTAAATCGTGATGATGTCCATAGATTACATTGCATCCTAGTTTTAATAAGTGGTTCCTTGCGTGTGCAACTCCTCCATAATGATTCCCGTGATAATACCACAACCTACCTAATTTTAAGTACTTTCCGTTTGGGTAGTATTCAAAACCACGTTGTTTAAGTAAGAGTGCGTCTGGGACCGTAAGACCTTGTAGATAGGGGTTTTCTTCAGCAAAAGAGTTAAGCCATTGTTCGTGGTTTCCTTCACAGAAATGTTTCTCTTTACATCGTACCTTATCAAGGGCTTCATCAATAATATCCATACCCTCATTAACAGCTCCGATGTCTTCATATACTCTCGGCAACTGATACTCCAACGGAGGACGTTTGCGTTTTTTCCATTGCCAGTGTGAT